CGACGAGGCCCGAGTCGGTGATGTGCTGCGCCAGCACGGTCAGATCAGGCGAGCCGAAGGCGTCGGACGTGTATTGATAGGACATCGCCCGCACCTTGCGGCCGGAGCGCTGCACGAACAGCAGCTCGTTGCCGATCCGCGCCGGGCGCACCGTGTTGCAGCCATAAGCCGACTGGCTCTTTACCTGCACGTTCGTCGGGGTGACGGGCTTCTCGACGCCGCCCTCGACGGAGAACTCGCCGCCGTAGGTCAGCACCAGCATTTGCTTGATCTGCCCCAGGTGCGTGATCGGATTGACCTGATTCGAGGCGATCTTGAAGCTGAAGCCGTCGTCGTCGGCCGTGCCCTGGGTGAAGTCCAGATAGACGCCGGTCTTGCTGCCCCAGATGGTTTGCGGGAAGCCGTCCGATCCGGCAGCGATCAGGCGCTGCTCGTGCAGGGTGACGGCGCGCGGGTAGCCGTTGGTCGCGTTCCAGACGGCGGACTCCAGCGACCAGGCCATTGCCGGCGCCGCGACTATGGCGGTAAGTTCCTGCACGATCGAGGCATTGACGATGGTCGCAGACGTGTAGCCGGTGATCTTGGCGAGGCCGTCGTTGATCTTGACGAACTTGCCGACATCGGCCGCATTCCATCCGGCAGCGCCCAGGGTCAGGGTGATCGAAGCGCCGATCGGGTCTTTTGCCGACGGGGTGCATGTAGTCTGCGGGCTGCCGGCAATCGTCCAGGCGCCGGATGCTGCGCTGGTGCTCGGGAAGGCGACCGTGATCGTGCCGGTGACGACCGTCGTGCTGGTGTAGCCAGTGATCGTAGCGACGCCAGCCGATGACCAGATTTCGCGCCCCACGTCGGAGGCCTGGAAGGCGGCAGCGCCAGCGGTGAAGGTACGGCCAGCGCCGACCGCCGCAGACGACAGCGTGAGCGTGGTCGCCGGGTTGTTGCCGATCTCGTCGAAGGGCGTCACCGTGAAGGGCGCGGCCGACAAGTCCCACGAGGCATGATCGAATCGGCGCAGGCGGTAGATCGGCACGCTCGGGTGCGCGATGAACATGGTATCGGCGCCCTGCACATAGTCGAGGTCGGGCAGCATGGCCTCGGTGTAGGGCGTCGCGATCTCGTAGGGCACGCCAGGCGAGGACTCGACCTGCCCGCCGTCCTTGAAGACGCGCAGGTATTGATCGCCGAACTCCAGCATGTAGGCCTGGTCGCGGTTGAAGATGTAGGGAATCAGCCGGGCGGTCTTGTTGTCATTCTTGGCCGCTGCCACGAACAGCGTACCGGGCCGGCGCAGGCATCCGCCATGCGTCAGCGGGTGCGCGTTCTCGATGGTCTTGGCGCCGTTCTGGTAGCGGGCAATATCGACACGGCCCATCAGGCGCGGAGCCAGCTCGCCAGCGGTGAAATTGGTCTGGATCAGGGAAACGCGCGGCATGGCTTACCAGCTCCGGCCAGAGCTGCGCGCGGCCAGCAGCCGGAAGTCGCCCAGGGTCTCGGGCGGGTCTTCCTGCCCATCGACGGCGCGGGCCTGCTTCAGCGCCATTTCCAGCTTCTTGAACTCCAGCTCTTCCTTGCTGGTGCTTTGGGTGATCGCGTAGGCCATCGTCGCCGACATCGTTTTCGTCATGGCGTCGATCAGCATCGTGTCCCAGGTGGATTCCTGATCGTTGCGGAAGATGTAGCGCAGATAGAGCACCGAGTCGTCGGCCAGAATCTTGCGGCCCTCGATGCGGTAGTCGATCTCGTTGCCGTAGTCGCCGACCGACAAGGTGCGCAGCCAGTCGCCGGGAAGCGTGAATTGGTAGCTGTAGCCGAAGGCCGGGGCGTCTGTATCAGGCGACAGCACGACGCGCTTGATGGCACAATTCCAGGGGTGCGAGCGCAGCAGCAGATCGCGCGCCGGTTCGTACAGGTTCGATGCCAGCCGGGCCCGGTCGGAATCTTCATTGAAGTCGTTGATCGGCTGCGCGCCGAGCATCAGCAGCGCATTCGAGGCGATGGATACGCTAGTCGTCATTGCAGGCCCTCAAGTAAAACCGGGGGCACGAAGCCCCCGGCATGTCACACGAAGCGGAGGCGATCAGTTGCCATCCACGTATTGCACTTTCCCGGCCACGGTTCCAGCAGAGCCTGCGGCAGCCGTCAGGGTGACGGCGATGTCGTAGAACTTGTTGGGATCGGTAGTCAGGCCGAGCGCCTGCCACAAGGGCTTCTCGACATCGGCGAGACCGAAGCCGGCGCCAGCGTCAGCCGCGTCTGCTTCGTGAGTCACGTCCTGATTGACGAGGGCCGTAGCCAGCGACTGCGCCGAGGCGAAGAAGTCGACATCGACGACCGCGCCGCTATTCACGGCGGCAATGTCATAGACGCCAACATCACCGGCGCAGGTCGTGATCGCATCGCACGAGAGCAGCACGCGCGAGATACGATCGCGAGAGCTGACACGCGCCAGGCGGTAGACCGAGCCGATGGAATCGCCGGATACAGCTTCGACGACACCGACCGACTCACGCAGGCGACCGCCTGCAATGCGCTGCGAGTTGTTGGTTTGCGTGGCCGCGTCGCCGTTGGTGACGGCGGTGGCCTTGGTGGTAACGACTGCCATGTCTTTCTCCTTTCAGTCGGTTGATTAGGATTCGACGCAGGCGACTTCGACGACCTTCTCTTCCTCGATGCGCACCGCTCCGATGCTCATCTTGGCGTAGAGGCGGACGTTGAAGCCCTTGCCGGGGTCTTCGCCGATGCGGGTCTTGACTTCCTGACCGACGCCCAGAGTCACGCCGGACTTCGCCCAGGCGTAGCAGTAGCGCGTCGTGCTGACCTTCGGCTGGCGCTCGATGGGGATCATCTTGAAGCCCATGAGTGTCGCGTTCGGGATCGAGCCAGACATCAGCGACAGCACCGTGTTGACTTCGCTGTTGGTCAGCGACGTGTCCGTCAAGAGGTCGGAGAGCTGCGTCGAGCCGTAGGCCATGAACAGCTCTTCGCCGGCTTCGGCGTCGGCTTCGTTCTGGCGGAACAGCTTGCGAGCGCTGATCATCTTCGCCTTGGTCAAGCCAGTGCCACCGACGGCGATCTTCTGCCCGGCAGGCAGAGCGATGTTGCCGGTCGAGGCGCGAGCATTGCCCTGCATGGCGGCGATGATCACGTCGTCCTTGGCGCGGTTCAGCGAATTGACGATCGCCTTCACATAGTCGCTGGACGGATCGACCAGCAGGCGAATCTTGTCCTGGTCGTCGATCATGTCGCCATCTTCCCAGTCGAACAGGTCGACGTAGCGGGTGGAGTGCGGCTGATCGTTGATCGGGGTGTCGGCGTGGCGCGCGATGCGACGCTGCGCGGTACGCTGACCGAGGCGGTTGATGGACTTGGACATGCCCACGATGCCGGATTCCGTCAAGACGGCCGGTTCGAGGCGGGAATTGCTTTGCTGCGCGACGTGCAGGAAGTTGTCTGCGAACTGCTGCACGAACGCTTCGGTGATGTATTGCGACATAGCGTTCTCCTGAAGGATGAAAGGTCAGCCGGTCAGGGTGTCCATTTCTGGGCCTGCATCAGTGCGCGCTCTTCGTTCGGCTTTCAACGACGCTGCGGGTCGTGCTGCTCCGGGTGTCTGCTGACCACTTCAGGCCGGTGCGCGCAATCATCGTTCCGGAGGGCGGTCGGATTCCCGACTATTTGCGGAAAGAAAAAGCCCCGGACTGGCCGGGGCAAAGGTGCAGCAGGATGATTCGATTGATCTAGTGGCCGACGCCCGAGAAGAGTTTCTGCGGTTTGCTGCCATGTCGGCGCGTGTAGAGCGCTTCCATTTTCTGCATGAGCTGCTTGTGCTCGGGGTGCTTCGGATCGTTGTAGGCCGGGTTCGCGCGGATCGAGGCGACCTGGGCATCGAAGTCGCCAGCGCTGACGCCTTGCCCGCCATTCGGAACCGCATCCTCTGCCAGCTCGGGGCCGATGCTCGCCATCAGGCGGATGAAGGTCGGATGATTGCCGAGGCCGGACTTCTCCAGTTCCTCGAAGCTGACGCCGGCCTTGTCGGCGATCGCGCTGGCTGCCCGGTAGGCGTGGCCCATGTTCTGGCCGTAGTCGCTCTCGTTCTTCCAGACATCCTTCAGCGCGCGGGTCGTGTCTTCAGCCGACAGCCTGGCACCGTTCTCGACCAGCTTGGGCGCCCGTTGCAGGTACTCGTTGAGCACGAAGCTGACCTGCTCATTCGTCAGGCCCTTGCCGTGCGCCGACTTGAGGAAGCTCTGCATTTCCGGATCGGCCTTGATGTCCTCGATCTTGATCGTCTCTGGCAGGCCCTTCAGCTCGTACTCTTCGGCCGACTTCGGCGGCACGTCGCCCGCACCGAGGCGCTGTTCCAGGTGACGATGCGCGTCTGCTACCTTGCGCGCCGACGCTTCGATGTCGAGTGCGCCGTCTGCTTTGGTGACGCGGTACTTCTCGGGAATCCAGTCGTTGGGGCCAGCAGCAGCGCCGCTTGCAGCGCCTTGACCACTTCCGGCCGCAGCCTGGCCGGCAGCCAGCGCGCTACCAGGTGCTCCAGCAGCACCACTTGCCGCACCGTCCGCGCCAGCCGGGCCTGATCCAGCAGCGCCCGCTGCACCTTGAGCGCCTGCGCCTGCTGCGCCACCCGTCGCGCCGCCCTGCGCGCCGTCGCCTGCTTCAGCCATGAAAACATATTTTCTCCTGAACATTGTTAGCTCCTAATCAAGGGAAGGAAGGTCGGTTTCGACCTGATAAGCGCAGCCGGCGGGATTGCCGGTGCTGCGGATCGGTGTAGCCTCGCCTTGCCTGTGCGGGCGCGAGTGCGA